GGGCATGATGCCAAGTAGATCACCAGACGAAATTGTTGCGGAAATTGACCGTAAACAGAATGAAGAAGATTTAGATTTACCACGTCGTGCCGGGGAAGCTATATCAAATGCCGTTAGTAAGGCTAAAGATTTTGTAGTTGATACTGTTAAAGATATGCCGGTAGCTAAGACTATCCGTGCTATGAAAGATAGGTATGATGCAACACAATTGCCTATGGAAAAGAAAGCTAAAGGCGGTAAAATTAGATCAGCATCAAGCCGTGCCGATGGCTGTTGTATTCGTGGTAAAACAAGAGCATAAAGGAAATTAAAATGAACAAATTAGTTAAAGAAGCCCCAGAACCAATGGACGGTCCAGATATGATGCGTCACGATGAGTTTATCGCTCAGCATGAAGCTGGTGGACATAAACACCATAAACATGAATTTAAAAAGCATGCTGCGGGTCATACACACCATATGGATCATGTAGCTGCAATGCATAAAGGTGGAAAAGCCTGTTAATGCGAGCTTCTCGTGGAATGGGTAATATTAACCCATCTAAAATGCCTAAAGGTAAAACGATTGTTCGCAAGGACGATCCAAATAATGTCACTTTAATAAAAAAAGGTGGTAAGGTTGGACTTTATGCAAATATTCATAAAAAGCAAGCACGTATTGCAGCTGGCTCTGGTGAAAAGATGCGTTCTGTTGGATCTAAAGGTGCGCCTACTAAAGAGGACTTTATTAAGTCTGTTAAAACAAGGAAGAAAAAATGAGTTTATTTGACCATATTCTAGGGTATATAAAAAGCGCTGGACATGCAGTAGAAAGCGAAGAACATAAGCTATTGAACGAATTTGCTGTTTATTTAGGTAGCGATAAAGTAGTATCAGGATTTTCATCTGATCCAGTAGTTAAAACTTTTGTTGCTTCTCTAGTGCCTGCCCCCGAGCCTGTACAAGTTGCTCCAGAACCTACTCCAGAACCTACTCCAGAACCTACTCCAGAGCCTATTCCAGAGCCTATTCCAGAGCCAGTAGTTGAAGAAGACCCTGTAGTAGTTGAGCCTGATGCTCCACAAGAGTAAACCATGAAGCTTACTTGGTTTTGGCGGTTATTTAGTGTTCCGAAGTTTATTGTTTTGGAAGAACCTGTTGCTATCAAAAAACGTCCTACAGTAAAAAAAGCTACTACTAGAGTAGATAAGAAACCCACCGCTAAGAAAACTGTCGCTAAGAAGACTGTTAAAAAGGTTAAATAATGAGCACTTCAGGTACTACAACGTTTAACCTAGATATGAATGACCTCATTGAAGAGGCATTTGAGCGTTGTGGTAAACAATTACGTACTGGTTATGACTTTCGTACGTCACGTCGTTCTGTTAACTTATTAACGATTGAATGGGCCAATAAAGGTATTAATCTTTGGACTATTGAGCAAGGACAAATTCCTATTAATATTAATGGTGGGCAAATTAGCTATCCAATCCCAGTAGATACCATTGACCTATATGACCACGTTATTCGTCAAGGAACAGGTCAGAATCAGGTTGATATTAATATTACTCGTATCTCTGGTGATACATACCTCACAATACCTGTTAAAAATGCTTATGGTCGCCCTATTCAAGTTTGGATAGATAGACAGTCAGGTAATGTTGATTCAATCCCATTTACCACTTTAACAGCCAATGCAAGTCCTACTGCTACTACTTTGACTGTAGCTAGTACAGCTAATCTACGCACTCAAGGTTATATAAATATTACAACTGCTGGTGTTACTGAAACTATCTTATATCAAAATATTGGTGCCGATTCTAGTGGTAACTATACCCAGTTATTAAATTGCTATAGGGGTATGAATAATACTACTGCAGCGCAACATTTTGCTACTGACCCTTTATATATAAATTACCTACCAAATATTAACATTTGGCCTACTGGACAACCCGGAACACAATTTAACTTTGTTTACTGGCGCATGCGCCGTATTCAAGATGCTGGTACTGGTGTAACAACCCAAGATATTCCGTTTCGGTTTATTCCTGCTATGGCAGCAGGACTAGCTTACCATTTGAGTATTAAATTACCAGAAGTAGACCAAAACAGAGTTGCCGGGTTAAAGATGATGTACGACGAAGCATTTCAATTAGCTGCAGATGAGGATAGAGAAAAAGCTGCACTTAGGTTTGTACCTCGTAATATGTTCTATAGTAGATAGTTATGCCAAATAAATTTGCCTCTGGTAAATATGCGATTGCTGAATGTGACCGGTGTGGTCAGCGGTATAAGCTTACAGAGTTACGTATTCAGACTTTAAAAACCAAACCGTATAAAGTAAAGGTTTGTAAGACTTGTTGGGACCCAGATCAGCCACAGTTACAACTTGGTATGTATCCTGTAAATGACCCTCAAGCAGTACGAGACCCACGTCCTGATGTAAGTTATTATTCGTCTGGGGCTACTGGATTATATACAGACCCAAATGCAAGTAATAACACAAATAACGCTGGTTATCCTAGTGACGGTAGTAGGCAAACACAGTGGGCTTGGAACCCTGTAGGTGGAGCAAGTTATTTTGATAGAGCTTTAACACCAAATAGCTTGATTCCAGTCATAACAATAGGTACAGTAACAATAGTAACTTCTTAAGGAGTATTAAAATGGGATATAAAAGTGGAGCTGATGGGATTACCAAACAAGGTAAAACTAAAGGCAAAAATTTAGGTGATTCAGGTCCTTCAGTTGGTATTGAAGGTGGCAGTAGCAATAAAAGTGTTGCATTATCTAAAGCAATGAAAGCAGTAGGTCGTAATATGGCACGTGCTAATTTGCAAAAACATTCTGGAAGAGGTCGTTAATATGGCAGCTACCCCCAAACCAACTACCAAGAATAGCCCAGGTATTCATACTGGTCATGCTCGTAACGATAAACCTGCAGAAGCTTATGCTGCTAATGGTACTAGTGTAGCTGAGGCTCGTAAGTCAACAGGACATGGTGCTAAAGACCCAAATACATTCCGTGCGGATGAAGTTACACCTGCTACTGTTCCTATGCGTGTAAGCATTGGCGATCGTGCTCGTGGTCCTAAAACTGATGGGATTGAAGTACGTGGCTCTGGTGCTGCAACTAAAGGTCGTATGGCTAGAGGTCCAATGGCTTAAGGGTAAACCCTATGAATTACGAACAGTTATATAACAATATCCAGTCTTACGCTGAGAACACCGAACAGTTGTTCGTGGCAAATATTCCAGTCTTTGTAATGGAGGCTGAAGAGCGTATATATAACTCAGTTCAATTACCATCGTTGCGCAAAAATGTTATTGGAACCATGACATTTGGAAATAGTTATTTGTCTTGTCCTATAGATTATTTATCAACATATTCGTTGGCTGTAATTGATTCATCAGGTAATTACAGTTATCTATTAAACAAAGACGTTAACTTTATTAGACAGTCTTATCCAAATCCAACAAGTACTGGTATGCCTCAGTATTACGCACTTTTTGGTACGCAATACAACAATAATAATGAGCTATCTTTTATTTTAGGTCCAACACCAGATACAAACTACAGCGCTGAATTGCATTATTTTTATTACCCACCAACCATTGTTCAAGGTCAAATATCACTCCTTGGAACTATTACAGGTGGCTCACTATATACCAATGGTATATACCAAAACGTATCTTTAACAGGAGGTTCAGGTGCTAATGCAACTGCTGATATCCTTGTTGCCTCAGGTGCAGTGGTCTCCTGCAACCTTAAGTTTGGCGGTAATTTTTATGTTGCTGGAGATATATTGTCTTGTTCTTCTTTGGGGTCTACTGGTAGCGGTTTTTCAGTCCCAGTAAATGCGGTTTCAAACGCAACTGGTACTAGTTGGTTAGGTGATAACTATGACCCAGTATTGTTTTACGGGGCTATGCGTGAAGCTATGATCTTCATGAAAGGTGAGCAAGACATGGTTGCTTACTACCAAAAAATGTATGAAGAAGCTCTTGCACAGCTTAATCGTCTTGGAACTGGTCTTGAACGTGGTGATGCTTATCGTAACGGTCAAGCTCGTATTATGGTGAAACAATGATCGTTCAAGGATCTTGTAACGTATTTTCTCAGAACCTGTTAAACGGTAATGAGAACTTTACAACTGGTACTTATTACATTGCCCTGTATAACGCCAATGCCAATTTAAACCCTACGACTGCTGCTTACACCAGTGTGAACGAAGTAACTGGAAATGGTTATACGGCTGGTGGTATTCCTTTGGTTATTTCAACGGCTCCCACAATTAACCAGCAATACAACACCACTTATGTGTCTTTTGCTAACGCTGTTTGGAGTCCAGCATCGTTTACTTGTAGAGGTGCTTTGGTCTACAATTACATAACAAAAGCAGCTTGTTTTGTCCTGAATTTTGGTTCAGATAAGACGTGCAACAGTAGCTTTACAGTGCAGTTCCCAGCAGCGACTTATTCGTCTGCTATTTTGACAATCAGTAGCTATACGGCTGCTAATGTAGTAAGTTCTGGAGATTAATTATGCATAAAGAAATTGGAAGCTGTGGCGATAGCGCTGTAGCAACATTACAAGCCAATGCTGGCACAAACGAAACTATGGGTATTGAAGGTTATTGGCACGTTGAGTGCCGTGATGCTCAAGGTAACCTTAAGTGGACTGAAGAGTTTCCTAACCTAGTCGTAGCCGTAGGCAAACAGTTAATGCTCGATACCTTATTAAAAGGTAGCTCTTACAGTGTTACTGGTCCTTACCTTGGTTTGACTAATGCTTCATTGACTCCAGCCGCAACAGACGTAATGAGCACTATTGTGCCTAGCAAAGAATTTACTGCTTACACTGTTAGCGGTTCTGCAGTGCGTGGTACAGCCGTGTTTGCTTCTTCTACTTCTACTGGCTCTACACCGTCAAACGTAACATCTTCAACTGCATCTGCAATTACTTACACCATTACTGGTGCTGGCGGTACTGTTTATGGTTGCTTCTTGGTATTGGGTTCTGGCGCATCAAGCACACAGAGTAATACTGGTGGAACTTTGTATTCTGAAGGAAACTTTAGCGTAGCAAAAACTACAACCGCAGGTGATACGATTTCGGTAACTTACAGTACTACGGCCACGAGTTGATAGGTTAAGTCCTTAATTTTAAAGGATTAATTTTGTTTTATACTTATTCACACTCTATTCCTAATGGGCGTATTTTTTATATTGGTAAAGGCCAAGGGGATAGGGCGTATTCCTCAAAAGGCCGAAATCAACATTGGCAAAGAATTGTTGAAAAACATGGAAAGCCAATTATTGAAATACTAGCAAACTGGGATACAGAGGATGAAGCTTTTAGCCATGAAATTTTGCTTATATCTTGTTTTAAAGACATGGGTTACACATTGGCAAATAAAACCAACGGTGGCGAAGGTCAATCTGGTATGACACCTTGGAATAAAGGCAAGTCTTGGGACTTAGATATAAAAGAAAAAATTAGTTTAACAAAAAAGGGTACACCAGCTTGGAACAAAGGAATACCGCTAACTGAAGATTGCAAACAAAAAATATCTGATTCTTTAATTGGTAGACCTGCTTGGAATAAAGGCGTTGAGTGCCGCCCAGAAACCAAACAAAAGCTTCGTAGAAAACTTATTGGAAAATCAATTCATTCAGAAGAATTTAAAGAAAAAATTCGTCAAACTCATAAAGGCAATAAGTACAATGTAGGTAGACCTGCTTCTGAAAAACAACGCCAAACAGCTAGCGAAAGATCTAAAGGCAACACCTACGCTGCAGGAAATACATACCAACGCAAATGGGTCTGGGTTGGCACTAATATTAAGACTGGTGAAGTAATCCGATTGGTCGGTGA